CCTTGACTCCAAAGTCTTTAAGTATATCAACTACACCATTTAAATCTTCTTCGGCTTCTTCATAAACTATTTCTGGATATCTGCCTTTTGGTATATTTGCATATTCCTCAGGACTAAGGTTTGCATAGTTTGTTGCGTGATGACTTAGGTCACCTTTTGGAATGTTAGCACCTGCACTGGTGCCAATTATTATTTCTTTTAGGGGGTCCCACTCGTTACAGGACCAAAGATAATTGTTTTTATTGTTGTTTGACATTATCTATATTTACCGATAATGCCTCCGCCATAGGATTTAGTTGTGGCGTTATACCTTGTTGTAAATTAATAAATTGAACCATATCATTGATGTTTGAAAAACTAACAATTAAATATTCTTCGTTAATACTTTCAACGTTGTATAAACCATAAGAAACAGTTTGTTCTAAAGCATCATAAATTGTACCTATATCATCTGATTCAATTTTAATTCTGTTTAATAACATATTTGCATAAGTGTCTGTGCCTTTTAGACCTTCCATTCCTTTTGCATCAACTTTTAAAATTTTTGTAACTTTTAACATATTTTATTCCGTAAACTCATATTTAATGTTCATTCCCCAAGGTGCTTCAGGAGTATTGGAACCACCCCAGCCACCACCGTGTATTACCCAAATAGTATCACAGTAGGTTTCATCACCCCAACTGCCCCAAGGATAACCATCTGTGAACACAACCAATTTGTTAGGCGTGTGGTCATTTTCTTTCATCTTATCAAAGAAACAATCAAACTCAGTACCGCCACCACCTTCTAATTCAAAGTCATCGATCTCATCAATGTTGAAAGGTGTAAATGTTTTCATTTCATAGCACTCAGTATCAAAACAAGCAACGTTAAGTTTGAAGTTGCTAAAGGCTAACATAATACCTTTTACTTCACTTAGAAAATCTCTTAACATACCGTCCATAATTGAACCTGATGTATCAATCATACACGTTACATCTATTTCTTCTTGTGTATCTAACCCTGGAAGATAAACACCCTCATCTATACCTTTTCTGTTTGGTCGAGAGAATGTAAAATCATTTTTTATATAACTTTTAATTTGACCGTCTAGTAATTCATTCCAAGCCATTTTAGGATTAGTTAAATCATTAATAATCTTTTTAACACCGTTTGGAACATTACCAGCACCATTGGCTTTTGCTGAACTTAATACTGCTTCTTTTATTTCACTTTTAAGGTCTTTTCTTTCATCTTCTGACATAGTAACAGGACCTTTAGTAGGATCTTCATTTTTATTTCCTTTAGCACCTGCACCAATATCATCGCCTGGATCTAAATGTACATCAAGCAATTCTACACCCATTTGGTCTAATTCATCTTTTGCTTTTTCATACAACTCGTCATAAATTTCTTCTGAAATTTTTCCTCTATACTGCCAATCGTGACATATAGGAAACTCATCAATCATTGCACCAACATTGCCTTCTACAAGGTCACCGTTTACACAAAAATCATTAGCAATATTCCATAGTCTAGGATGTCTGTCTCCTCGTCTACCCATATGGTCATATACATTGTGTAATACTTCGTGTGCAATAAGGAAAACTAATTTGCTTATGCTGAGCATATTAACAAATTTTGCATTATAATATAAGTATCTGCCATCGGTTGCGGCAGTTGGACACCATTCACTTGCATCTGCAATTTTTAATCTAGTTGCTAAGTTACCGAAAAAGCCGTGACTCATAAGCATTTTAACTCTTGCTTTGATTATTTTATCAAATGCTTCGTCTTTTTCTGCTTGACTAACCTCACCAATGAGGTTATCGAACTTATGTGCGTCTTGTTCTTGTTTTGGGTCTATTGCTGTGGTCATAATTTGTTTCTCCTACATTATAATTATACGTCTTTTAGCATAAATGTCAACCATTAAATGTGGTCCATTTTAGATAAGGATGGGGGGAAGTTGCCTTCCCCCCTATTTGCTCGATTGTAGTATGTAGGTGTAGGAGTAACATACCGAGCAAAACTAGTTAAGCCTACTCGTCTTCTACCCAGTATTGGATATACTTATCACTGAAGTCGTCCCAACTCTTAACATTGTAGTGGTCAAACTCTAAGTCATAGTCTCTGAAGAGAGTAATTGCGGCTAATACATTCATTTCAGTTTCAAAATTCTTCATTGTGAACTGTAAGAAGTTATTAACATATTCGATAAGTTTTTTCTCATCTCCTGCTTTTTCTACTTCTTTAAGTTCATAACATAATGAAACTGTAAGAGCAAAGTTGGCTGATATCTCTTTTACTTTGAGTTCTGTAACTTTACCTTCTAGAACGTCTAACGGCTTAGGTAAGTCTGCGGCGAACTTTTTATGTGTCATAAACTTCACTGCCATACCTTCGCCTACTGCAGAAGCAACCATTTCTAGTAAATCATTACCTTCAAGGTCACCATCTGAAATAAGTTCACTTACAAAAGTCCAACTTCTTGGAGTTGCAAAACTTCTGCTTGAACTTTTTGGATCGAAGTCAAATAAGTCTGCCTTGTTGGCTGAAAGGTAACCAATAACATCTGCATTAATGCCGTTATTGATTGCCCAACCTTGCCAATCATCAAAACTTACTTCAAGTTCGAAATGTAAAAATCTGTTTTCTAACGGACTAGGCATTTTATATGTAACACCTTTGTCTGTTTCTCTGTTACCAGCCGCAACAACCACAACGTTATCAGGCAAATGATATTGTCCTACACGTCTGTTTAGCACTAACTGATATGCACTGGCTTGAACTGCCGGAGGTGCCGCATTTAATTCATCTAAGAAAAGCACCACTTTGTCATACTTACTGCATAGTTCTTCCGTAGGAAGTTCTGCAGGGGAGGCCCACTCCATAGTATTTGTTTCTGGGTTTCTGTACGGATATCCTTTGATATCTGTTGGATCTAAAAGAGGCAATCTTAAATCAATTAGAAAACCATTGTCTTCTTCTGTGATTTGTTGCATCAATTCTGATTTGCCAATACCGGGAGGACCCCATAAAAATACTGGTCTTTTCTTGTCAAAAGCCTTCTTGACATAAGATTTAGCCTTTGATAGCCTAATCTTTCTTACTATTGTATCTTGTGACATTTTTACTCCTATGTTTAATGTTACCTACATATATTATTATACGTCGATATCGAGGTAATGTCAAGAGTTATTTTAAACTTTTTAACCATTTATTAAAGTCATTTCCTCTTAACTTTAACATAAATGCGTCTTTACCGCTGAATAACACCATTTGTTTGCCGTCTACATAATAAGGAAACTTCATTACTTTATCCATTTTAATTACAATGTTACTAGTGATTTTAATGTCTTGTATTTTATATTGATAATAGTCATACACTTTCTTCATAATTTTAAGACCATATGGACTTAATCTTAAACCAGTTACATTGTTTGGACTCAGTCTAAAGTTTTTAAATATTTGGTACAAAAGGTCTTCGGTTTCGTATTCTTCGATACCAAGTTCTTCTCTTAATTGATTGGTTATTTTATATTGTATGCTATTTCTTAACGATGTCACTTTCTTGAACCTCAGTCCCTTGGTCTAATCTAACAACAGAAAACTTGTCTGTTGTGAATTTTTTGTTAAGGCGTTCTGCAAGGTTAAAGGCGTGTCCAGGATTTGAAAAAGAAACTTTCTTATACTTAGGACCTGGGTAGTCCATAAAGATATGACTGACTCGTAAGTTGATAGGTTCGCCATCAAAAAATACACTATAGATTGATTCTGCTTTAAGTATCTGCTCACTCTTATGTGTTTCTGTGTCTGTATGTTCTAATATAATTGTAGGCTTTGGTCTACTCATTGTCTGTCTCCTGTATACTTATTTATCAAAAAAATAGTTAAAACTACTGTTAATGATTTAATAATTACTTCTTAAAAGTCCAAACAATCCTGCGTCTCTACGCCTCTCAAATGTTATATATGCTATTTTAGTTTTGTCAACTACGTTAAAGTGCCAACCAAATTTACCTTTGCATTTTTTGTTTATACGTTCTAATACTCCTGCAGGTATGCCTATACTTTCCCAAGGTTCATCAGGACCTCTGGCCCACTCGACTCTATACTGGAAAATTTTGTTATACCCACAATCTTTACGCCAATCGAAACTCTTAGAAGTGTCCGCCATCTGCATCTACATCAAATATTGTTTTATCTGGTTTATGGAACATATCGATTTCATCTTCGATTGCGATTAGTTGGTCTAGTAACCATTGTGAGTCTAGTATCGCAGTAGGCGAAGTGTTTGCTTTTTGTTCTACAAGTATTTTAAGACTGGTCAATGCTTCGCTTTTCACGATTAAGTTCCCTTAGTCTTCTTCTGCACTCTATTTTGTTTGCAAATGGTCCTTCATAACCATACTCTAATAGAGTAGAAAGTTTAGGACAATTACCGTGTTTCCACGCCTTGTCGAAGTTTATACAATACCAACCTGCGGCATAGTATACATCACTGTTTGATGTTTTTGCAAAAGTTGGTATCCTTGGATTGTAGTCAGGATGTGTTTCATCAATTGGAAAAGGATTTTTATACTTAATAGGATGTCCTTGTATAAAGAAAGTTCCTGGCTCATTTACATTATCTAATTGTGTACTAAACACATCTTTAGTAGTGCCTAAAAATCTTAAACAGTCTTTTTTAGTTTCGAATGTTTCTCTCTCACCACTTTTATCAAGTAAGTCAAACTTACCTTGTATTGTTTGGCTTAATATACCAACATTACCTTTCTTACCTGCATCTAAAACTAACCAACTGTTATCAGTTATGGCTTTCAATTTTGCTTTCATCTTTCATCGCTCCTTTATTTAACATAGTAGCAAACTCTGTGGCATCATCTGCCAACCGTTGCATATCCCATTTAGCACAAAACTTCATAAAAGCAAATCCTACGTTAGTAGCACGTGGCTTTTGTAATGCTTCGTCAATACTTTCTAGACAACTTTGCCTTATCTCGTCTGGCTGTTCAGTTAAATCTATAAGTATTTTGTTTCTCAAAAAGTCATCTCTAACTCTGTGTTCTTCTTCATTATGGTCTGTCCATCTTTGTAACATAAAGTTGTTATAGTTGAACCCGCCTGTGTTTCTATCTTCAAAGGCTTCCATAATACCTGTTTTGTTTTTGCTACCTTTCTTTCTAGCACCAGGGTATGCACTGAAAATGTTATCACTAGAGTCGCCTCTAACACACTTTTCAAACAATGCAAACTCTGGATCTATCGGTGTCTTAACATCTTTAGTCTTTTTATCAATTACCCACTCGCCTGTTTTAACACTTTTAAAGCCTTCTAAACTAACTAGTTCATCTGAAGTGCCGTTATATTGCGTTACATTGGGTGCTATGAGTTGATAAAAGTCACTATCAGTACTAACAATAATATGCTCATCGTCCGGACGTTGTTGTATCCATATAGCAATCATATCATCTGCTTCTGCTTGTTTGTTCTGCAAGATAGTTGCATTTGTCTTTTCTTGTAAGAATTCAATAAAGTCATTGTATGCTTCAAAGTACAACTCATCATCTTCTTGTTCTCTTACACTTCTTTGGTCAGCAATAACTCTACGGTTTGCTTTGTAAGGTGTATAAAAGTCTTTTCTCCAACTTCTTCCTTCCAAACAAAATACAACGTGGTCGCCGCCAAAGTCCCTGTAGGCTTTCCTAATACTGTTTAATGTAATGTGCATTGCCATACCGATTTTCATATCAATACTTTGCCCTCTACCGCCAACGTGTTTGGCTCGCATAAACATATTAAGACTGTCTACAAGGATATACTTCACTCTTTATCTTCCCCTTCTTCTTGTTCTGTTTCTTTTACAAAGTCTATATCTGGATTCTGCTGTAAGCCAAAGTCCATATCTGCTCTTTCTTGTAATAATACAGTTCTACATAAATCATTGAACCAAGTATTAACTACAACTTCATCGCTTTCGCCTTTGTAACCGTTTTCGTGTAACATTTCTACAAACTTGTCATTCCAATCTAGTTCCATAAAACCTG